TCCTCGATTCTTGTTTCTATCTGCTCGACACTTTTATAAAGATCTTCCAATAAAAAATGTTGTTCTTGGTCCGTGGGCACTTGTTCAGATTTTTTTAACAAATCATTTTCAAACAGCTCACGTGATGTCTCTAGCGATACTAATCTTGCAGTAAGCTCTGTGTACGCAAACACGCCCATTGCGACGAGCACGATCAGGCTAGCAACCGTCTTCATCGGCATCTGTACTCTTGCCTCTTCTCCGATGTTTAATGGTTTATTGGACATGTGGTCCTCCGAAGAGAGCTAAGAGAACTAACATTATTATAAGCAATGCTGTAAATCTGTAATCCATCTTAGCGCACTCCATAAAATAACTAAAAATTATTTAATAACTATTACTGCAATTAAAACTGCAACTACAAGACATTCAACCTTGTGGTCTGACCAGTAATGCATAACTTTGTTTTTGATTTTATCTATCATATTTATCTCCCTTGTTTATTTTTTTTACATTTACATCTTGGTGCAAACAACTTATCTATCCAAGAAGTTGCATTATCCATTATACCACAAAATGCATATATAAAACGATCAATCATTGTTCTTATAAAAACTCCTAATACTAATAAAAAAAATAACAGCCAAAGTATAGCATAGACTATTATATCTAGAAATAACCAGTATGATTTTTCTAACACTTCCAACGTCTTCTTGCCGCACATATTCTCTTCTCTGGAGTTTTGCTACAATTGACATTATGCATTTTCATTTGGCCTGCGCTTCTTGCACAATAAGAACTTCTTCTTTTAGAAGCCTTACTTCCTTTTTTGACTTTTCCTGTTACAGCTGTTTTTAGCTTAGATCCAGGATTAAGTTTTCTATAAGCCTTGACACCGGCCCTAGTCATTCCTGCACCTGATTTAGTACTACGATAATTTTTTTTATTACGAGAAGGCATACCACCTTTCGCAAAAGATTCTATCTCTAATCCTAAATCAGCGTAATAATCCATCTTACGTAAATGTAATAGTTACTCCAGTAGTTCCTGCAATAGTTGCATGGACACCTTCTACAAATAAAATTCCAGAACCTGGTACGTATTCAGATAATCCTTCAGTTCCAAATAAATATGTAGCAATAACAGTACCTGTTGCTCCACCTGTTCTTAAAATAATAGAACCACTTGCATTTCCTTTTCCTTGAATAGAAGTAACTCTAGCTCTTTTAGTTGTAGGAACCATTTGTACTGTACTTGTAGTATGTGCTACCGACTGATCTGATGTAAAACTTCCTCCACCTGACATAATTTTCTCCTTTAATTCGTGGCTCCCGAAGGAGCCACTAGTTTATTATTACGTGTCGCTAAACGGTGTAACGATAGTTCCTGATCCCAACAATAATGTGTTGTGGACTAAGTAGTTAGCTGCTTCGATAGCAGTAACTGTAACTATAGATCCAATGATCCCACCTGAAGTTGTTCCGTTCATAGAAAGAACATCATTAGATGCTCCTGGAAAGAAAGCTTTTTTAGCTCCATCATTTACAGCTACCATAGCTGCACCTGTGAACTTATCAGTTCCATCAGTTACGATTTGAACATCAGTTGCAGTTGTATCTACATAAAAAGTAAAAGTTGCACCAATGTTGTTTGCATTATTTAAATCACTTCCTGGTCCTGCTATTGCTGAATCAGCTGTTGCAACGATTGAAGGTAAAGTAAAAATACCGTCTGCATCTTGTGTTAAAAGGATTCTTCCTGCATGAGCATTTACAGTTAACGAAGTGTTAGCTGTTAGTGCTACAGTTGATCCTGGTCCAGAACCTATAAAGCCATTTTTAGAAATGACTGGTCCTGAAAAAGTTGTGTTTGCCATAATAGTTTTCTCCTGTATAGCGGTTAAATTATGTAGTCTCTATACCGTCTGACTAGTCAGTCTACAAAATTATATTATCTAGTGTTTTTATTATACATAAAAAAAGGGGCGATGTGAACACCGCCCCTTTTAAGTAACCTTTTACGGTTAAATAGTTTGACTATTAACTAGTAGGTAATTTTCCATTACCAAAGACACATCTTGGATCAGAAAATCCAAAAGAGTATCTTTCTCTAGCTTTAAATCTAACGTTTCCTGTATCGAAATCACCTTCCATAGCAGTTTTAATTGGACTTCTAATGAAGTGTTTAAAACCGTTAGGTGCATCAGTTAACAAGAAGAAAGCATCCGTATCAGTTAAGAAGTTATTAACTACATAACCTTCTGGAACCATTCCCATGTTAGCGATTGCGTTGATATCGTTATCAGCAGTTCCGACTCTTTGAGGAGACTTCATGATTCTCTCAGCAGTAAATTGTAATTCTTTTGGAATTACCATTTTTCTACCTTGAGAAGCAATTTTTAATCCTCTTTCATCTACAAAAGATGAAATATCGATTAACGACTGCTCAAGTGAAGTTTCGTTAAGGTCGGCAGCAGTTGCTAATACGTTTGAGAACGTACCACCTGTTGCTAACGGGTGACTTGCGTTAATTAATGAAACGCCATCTCCACCGTTAAATCCAGATGTCTTCTGTGCATTGTTTAACACAGACGCTGCTTTAACTTGCTTAGTGTTCGACATAGATCTTGCAAGAGCTCTTGTGTATCTTGCAGCTAATCTGTCGTACAGGTTGTCTTCGATTGCTTCCTCAGTAATAGAGAATGCTAAAGCGACTGTTTCGTGTGAGTATCTTGCTGTGAAAGTTTCACCTGCTTGATCAAACACTACTCCCGCACCTTCTTGTTTAACTGGTGCTGAAGCGAAACCGCTTAACATTACTTCTTCTTCAAAAGCTCTGTCAGATGTTTCAGACGGGAAAATCTCCGCATGTTGATTTTCATATCTGTTGTATTCCAGGCCGAATAAAGCATTCAAACCTGGCTCTAGTTCTTTAACTAGCTGTGCTCGTGATATTGCCATAGTTATTCTCCTTTATTACGCTATACCTGTTCCACTTCTGTAGAAGTGGTTGTTGATTCTAACAAGAATGTTAGCATTCGATGTAGTAGTATCCGAATTATCTGGATCCTGTGATATATCGATTGCTTGTACCGCAAAAGTAGCAGCAGTGCCTGAAGCACTTACGTCTAATTGTACGCTTGATATTCCTGTTTGTGTAACACCGCCTGCAGTAGATGCAGAGTAATTTTTAAACAGATCCGCTCTTGTAAAAGCCGCATCAGCGTCCATTAAAAATACTGCGTCTGGATCGTCAACAACAAAGGCAGTAATATCGCCTTGAGTTGGTGTAATTCCACCAGGGTAGTAATTTTTGTACGTTGGCTTTTGAGTAGTTGGATCGTTATAAAAAACTCCGTTAAAAACACCCACAACAGCGTAACTAGTATGACCAGTATGTCTTTCGATATTTCCTGTAGAAACAGGAACAACCAAGTCGCCTTGGAATATCGCAGTGCCATAATTTGGCTTAATAGTATATCTGTTCTGAGCACCTACTAATGGTGTACCGTCTAGTTTTCTGTGCGGTCTTAGACCGAACTTTTCTAGTTGATTTGCCATAGTTGTTTTCTCCGTTATGTTTAGTTTAGTTTAACTCCAAGCTAACTCGGTAGGTAATGCAAAAAAACTATTTTTTTCGACTACCACCAAAGGTAACTCTAGATTGCCTATCAATATTGATCGGCATCTCAGGTCGTTGTTCCTTCATTAGATCATTATCCACCGCTTGAATTTGATCTTGAGTAATTTTATCAAAGTACTCAGCACGGCTTTTTAATATCTCTTCAGGTATCCTTGCCAACACAAGGCCACCGATTCCTATACACCCTTGATACTGTCCCTGATTTAAAATTGGATATTTGTGTATGTCAGGAGAATTTTTAATTTCTTCTGCTCTTACAAATTCCCAACCTTCTCTAAGTTTTTTGGTTACATTAGCTGTATCCTCAAACCCAGCCACGCTCGTTCGTATCCAACGATGGGCATAGCCCTGTGGTGCGGGTGGTGCGTCTAAACTCGATGGTGGAGCCCAAGCGCTAGGTTTTTTTTCTTCTTGCCTAGTCTCTGACTGGCGTGAGGTTCTTTTGATATTATCCATTTGCATTCTCCTTCACGTATTTTGCGTATTCCTCTAGTGGCACCCCTAGTTTTTTAGCGATAACTATTTGTGACTTGGTGAGTTTCACTGATCGGCGTCCGGTTTGATTTCTTTGTGCAGAAGCAACAGTTTGGACGGGTTTCTTTTGCTCCTGTGGTTGACTAAATCTATGAGGAAAATTATCCTTCATAACTTTATCAATTTCATTATAATACTCATCACTCTCTGCGTCAAACCCCTGCTCTACAAGATCATTATGGGCTTGAAACGCTGCACTTGTCATGATTTTATCGCTACCGAACCATTC